AATGCTCTATTTGATGCTGAATCTACTGTAGTACCTGAGATAGATAGTAATGCTCTATTCTGAGATATTTGTGCTAAGTATTTTCTTTTTCTATCATTCTCATCCATAAGTGTTTGAAGTTCTGCCGCATCAGCTTGATCTTTATATGCTTTTTGTTGAGCCGCATATTGCATTTGTTGATAAGCCGCCGCTTGTCTTTGTGCATTGATACTCATCATAGTACCACCAACAATAAGACCTACTTGTGAAACTGCCGCTAGAGTTGCCGCAGTCGTTGTACTTGCACCCATCGCTACAAATGCCGCTGGAACACACATTAGTAATATACCTCCGTTGTTAATCCCAGTAATCTCATAGGTACTGGTGCTGATTGAGTAATTTCTAAATTTGGTTCTAAATTATATCCTAACACATAAACCTCTTTCTTTCCTGTAAAACTGGTTAATCCAGTTGATGTATTTAAAGTTGTTTCTGTTAGTACTACATCATTAGTATTTATTGTCATATTAAATGTTGAAGATAATTCTACTACTGCTTTACCAATTTTTCTAGGATAACCTGTAAGTTGTCCATTTTGCATTGTTGAATCTATTGGTAATGTATGAACAGTAATTGTATAGTCTAATCCTATATCAGCAGATGCTATAGCTGTTCCAATAGACACTACTCCACCTGAACTTACAGTGCCTGATCCGTAATAATATACACTACCACCCTCAGTTGAACCTGAAGTAAAATAAACTTTTTTACCTCTCATATCAGGAGTAGTATTTAATCCTGAAAATACTTTAGATGTAACAAATTGTAATGCTGTATTATCTGATTGCGATGTTGCCGCATTTATAACGATTGTATATTCTCCACTTGTACCAGTAGCAGTTACACTTTGAATTGTATAAGTTGTACCACTTCCTCCAAACTGAAATGTTTCTCCTTGACTTGGAGCATTTGTAAAACCATCTCCAATAAATGTAGTAGTACTACTAAATGCTCCTTTTACTAAGGGAGTTCCGTGTGGTTGATAACTTCCTGAAATAGTTTTAGTAACAGTCATATCTGTTGGCAGATCAAAAGCTGTAGATGCAAATTGTTCAAGATAATAAACATCTGAGCTATTAATGTTTCGTTTTACTGCAATATAGATATTGCTAGTTGTACAAGCAACAGATTCAATAGTTCCATCTGTGGACCATAACATCCATCCTGCAATTTTTTCTGCTCGTTGTGATGTAAATATCCCCATTGTACCATCTGAATTAACAAGTAAATAAAATTGTTCTGTTCGATTAGGGAGAGATGTAATCTTGGCTGAATCTTGTGGACTTGTTATTAAATGATTAGATAATAAACTTATAGAATTAGAAGTATATTCTTCTGTTCCTGCGTTATAAAGATATTCTCTTACTGTCTTACCATTGTTTTGAACAAAAATTGTAGCACCATCAAACAATCTAGGCATAGCTTTTAATTGGCAACCTAAACTTGTTTGTCTTATAATTTGTATATCTGTAGGAGTAATTGGTTTTGATACTTGTGGTTTTAAAAAAAACTCAGAAGTACTTGTAAGTATTTGTAATAATTTTCCTGAAACTAAATGTCTTATCTCATTGATTTGATCTGATGCTATTTGTATTTGTACTGAATCAGAATCTTGTGACTCTCCGACATCAAAGTTATAAAAGTCTGCTACTTTACTTGCTTGTATTCCATCAGGTAAACCAGTAACACCACCAAAAAATAATCTTTGTTCGTGAAATGTTACAGTTTTTGGATAACCATTAACTGCTGAAAATACTTGTTCATCCCAATTTCTTGTAGGAGGGTGTCCTGAAATAATAACTCTTACTCCACCACCATCTACAGATTCAGTAGCTGTATCACTTGAACTAGCAGTATATTGCCAATGATCGTCATCCACTACTGTTATAGTAAATGTTCCATTTAAGTTTCCTGATGATAATCCGTTTCCATCTGCATCAAAAATATCTTCTGCTCCTGCAATAGTTACAGATGCTCCTGTTGCAAATCCGTGTCCTACTTGAGTTACTGTTACTAAACCTGATCCTTGTTTACTTGCAAGAGGATCATCATCTAATTCTATTTCTACCTCATCATTTAATGTAGCTGTTACTACAGTTGATGAAGTATATCCTGTAATTGTTAATTCTGCTCCGTGGTATCTTATAACCATACCTACATAAGCACTTGTCCAATATGCACTTGATGTTGTGCAAGTTACTCCTGTTGTTCCTTTTGTTGTATTATTAATATCTAATGTAATACTATCACTTGCAAATTTAAAATAAGGTTGATATGTTTTTTCTCCATTAACACTCATTTCAAAACCAAATGCTTCTCTAGTAAATGAAGTTGATCCTATTCTTGTAACAATTTGAGGTACAATATTTTCGTGAACAATAATCATTGTATCTCCTTGTTGTGTAAAATTTAATTCATACAAATCATCTGTAATCCACGGACAAGAAGTAAATGTTGCTAATAATGATCCTGCTGTTGAATAAATTTTTAATACAGTATGCTGAAAAGCAAAGATATATTCTTGATTTGAATTAAAAATAAAAGTTTCTAATCTAGTTACTGCACCTAAGTCTGCTCTAAATAAAGTTCCACCTCTTCTCTCTACTCCACCTTGGTTTAAAGGAATAACATTTCTTGCTTTCTTTAAACCTTGTGCATATGCCGCAACATCGACACGAGATATAATTGTGGGATCGAGTTCTCCTCGTAAGAAACTAGATTGATGTACTCTTTGTCTTGCCATAGTTCATTTCCTATGGCGATTTAGCATCTATTCGATTTAATGCTGTTACATTTCTAACATTTCTAAATCTATCAACATCAATTCTTCTAGTTGTTTGTGCTTGTGCGTCTAATGCTTTTGCTATCGCCATCTGTGCTATTGCTCTTTTATGATAGAGTTCTGATAATTGATCGTTTCTTGCGACTGCTCCTGCAAACAAAGACGCTAGTTCGAAAACTAGCGTCTGTTTAAAGTAGGGAGGAAAATCGCTTTCGGATGGTTGAAAGGTATAATCCGCTATTACTGTATCAGTTGAAGATGTATTTGTAAATATATTTGTTCCGTATCTATCATATTTAATTACATCATCTGCTACTGTTACAGTATGAACAATAAAAGCATCTGATGGTAAAGCATATGAAGATTCATATCTTGCTGTTGGATCAGCACTATTTTTACTTAGTTGTGCTTGTTTGGATGCAAATCTCCATCTGCATCTTGTTAATAAATTCTCTAATGTTGATTCGTATAATTGACTTGCAACCTTTGATTCGGTTGTGCTTTCAGTAAAACTTGCGATTGTATTCGCACCTACTAATACTAATGCTTTACTACATATATCAAATTTACTGTCAGCCATTTTTTCTTCTTATCTTAAATGAGGGGCAAACGCAAGTCCGCCCCTCAATCTTATAGTTATTACTATGTGCCTAATACAGTTGTTAATGCCGAACCAGTATTGGTTTGGACCACTAACATATCTACTGTTCTAGTACCACCAGTCGCACCTACAGCGATTATAACATCGCTAACTTTAAGTTCGTTGGTTGCACCAAGAAAATAGTCTGCATCATCTATAGTACCGATTGCGTCAGTTGAAGAATAGTACCAAAGTCCTACAGCTCCACCTGCAACCTTTTTCAAGTCTGCCGCTACAAATGCCATATTATTTATCTCCTATTCTGTTATTTGAACCTTAACCGCACCATTATTGTCAATCATTACTGCACCCATTGACATATAAGATGTGATTAGATTACTGACTTTTTCTGGAATGTAATTGATCTCAGTTCTAATATCTGCACCACTAGCAACACCAATCGCAGATTTGTGAAATGCGTGGCATTCTCTAGTTGTACTAGATATAGAAAGACCTGAGTGTACAAACCAAGTGAAAGATAACCATCTTTTAGCAGTCATGCCGCCAGCATAAGGAAGTCCAGCTTCTCCGATGTATTCTGCACGAGAGAACTGATCTACTTGTAATAAATCAGCCCATCCAGCAGGAGATACAACAAAGTATCTTCCGCCATCGTCAGGAACATCGCTACCACCGAATGCTTCGTAAACCGTCAATGCTTTAGCAAGTGTTAAACCTGCTGAACCGTGAGCCACATTGTTCGAGTTTGTACCAGCATCTAAAACAGTAGTAATTAATGAATCTGTTTTTCTTCCAAGAGCCGCCGCCGCCGACTGAGATAGTATTTGTCTTTCGTCAATGTTAGTTTTTAGCTCGTCTAATCTATCGACATAATCTGCCGCATAGTAGTCTGCTAAAGTAACATCAACTGTACTATGCGAAATATCCATAGTAGGAACTTGTGCGTGTCTTGATTTAGACACAGCAGTACCTGTACCCACTTTTTGGAATCTCGCTTGGCTACCAGTAACATTATTTATCTGCCTAACAGTATTTCTAAGTTTCGAACCCATACGCTGATAAGCCATATGAACTTCTGACTCAAACTGTTTTATAAACGCAGTAGAAATAGATGTACTCATAACTTTTTCTCCTTGTCAGTTTGTTGTTAATAAAAAACTGTTATCTTTCTTGATTAATTTTGGTTGTCCAAATTGGACCAATTTCTTTCAATAAAGGCAGTGTACCTTTTTTGAATACTTTATGTATTCGTTTATAGAAGTATAACATTTTTACATCTTTTACAAGTGTTGCGTGAGAAAAATTAAATCCTTGCCACTTTAACCATCTGATACTTACTGTATGTTCTTCAATGATCCAATTACATAGATAATCAAAGTGTTCTTCCATATATCCTAACCATCTTTTATTCCCCCTAAGGAAATATCTATAGTATTTATCTAATAAATCTGATGCTAGAAACCAAATATATCCTACTCTTGGATTAGTTTTAGTAGGTATAACACCAAATATAGCTACTACTTCTTTGGTATGTTCCGTTAAAATTGTAAATGTATGGATGTTTGGTCTGTTATAACGAAATGGCAGTAATAAGGCGTGTAATGGATCAAGCCCTAATACTGCTATCTCGTACCTGTCTAAAGACTTAAGTCTTGGAGCTAAATCAAAACAATGGTCTGGTATAGTCTTTTCAACATATAACATTAGCCACGATATAAACGACTGAATGCTTCATCCACTCGTCTGACAAAATTAGGATCACGATCTTTTGAATCATAATACCTTTTGTCTTTCATCATAGTTCTAACATCTGCTAATGTTAGAGGTCTTTCAGGTTGCGTAACTTGGTTAGCACGAGAAACATTTTGTTTTGTTGCATCAATTACTTTTTCTAATGCTTCAATACCCTCGGCTGTTTGCCCTAATGTTCCTGCAATACTTTCGAATTGTTCTTGATTAAAAAATGTTGATGCCCAACTATTAACTGCATCTATTCTTGCTTCAGCATTTTCTCCTAGTTTTTGTTTTTGTTCATCGACATTAACTTGAGAACCTAAATACATATCAACATATTTATTAACTCCCTCTTGGAACATTTCTTGATTACCTGATTGTTGCCAACAATAATCTTTCCACCATTCTGTCATAGGATTTGCATTCACTATGTCTTCTGTAACTCCATCAGGAAGTTTTGGTAATTCATATTTTTCTTTTGTTTCAGGTCGATTCTTTTGTGCTTCAACTTGAAGTTCATCAGCAACAATTTTTTTCATTTCTTCTTTTTTGCCACCAACATATTTTTCAAGATTGAGATATGATTTACCTAATTCATCTAAGATAGGTTCGTTAGTATCTTTATTCCAAAACTTTTCAGGAATATACTCAGGTCTTTCTCTTTTAACTTGTTCTTGTTGAACAGGTTGAGTTTCCTGAGGTTGTGTTTCTTGTGGTTGTTCCTTAGGTTGTTCTTGTGGTTGAACCTGAGGTTGTTCTTGTGTTTGTGTTTCTGCTTCAGCCATTTTATTTTATTTGCTCCTTTATTATTTTTTGACTTGCACCTTTATTTATCCGTCTTTGAATAAGACCAACTAAATATCTTTGCCCCTCTAAATGTCTTAATGTTTCATTTGATACTTCTCCTCCAGCAACAGACTCAAGAGTTATTGCTCTAAGAGATTTTAATACTTCTTTACCTGATGCGGTATTAAAAGCTTCAACGAATACCATATTTAGTCTTTCTTCTTCAGCAGGACTGCGTGTATAATTATCTAAACCAATTAAAGGTTTATTTTGTTCTGCTTTCATTCTATATCCTTATCACTTTTTTGATTACACTTCTAGGGTAAATATTCCTATCCCCAAATCCTACTTCTCCATCACTATTTTGATAACTAGCAAATGAGTATAGATACTTTTTACCTTTCTTAAATATATATGCTTCAGTATAAATTAATGCACATTTCATATGATCGAAATCATTATAATCAGTTAATGTAGAATCCCCAACAATATCTTCCCATATTATAAGATATTTATAATATCGTTTATCTCCTATAATTATAGGTTTACTCGGTTTCCTTATACTCATCTTTTAATATCGCTTTTAAAAACCATATAGCTTTTCTAATATCAGTTGAGCCACCTTTTAACCTATGTCTAGTGATATACTTAATTGCAGTTGCATCTGCATATGGTAAATGTTTTACATATTCATATGTTTGTAATGTTCTACCACAAGAGCATTTACCTGCTTGATAATACTTTGGGTTAATTTTATCATCTTCGATCATACAATCTTTCCTATCCAATCTCCTTTCTTATCTAATACAAGAGGAAGTAATCTTGGTATTCCTCCTAATATTATTCCACATCCTACTATAAAGCGTGTTCTAAAATTTTTTGCATATGACATAGCTAAAGATTTTTGATTTATTAAACATCCAACATTCATACCAAAAAATAAGTTATCAGGATTAGCCCACCAGCTAATCACAAATTTTGTATGGTAGTGTCCTTGTACTGCTGACATTCCCATTGTTTGAGAAACTTTTAAAATATCTGCTGATCTTCCGTGAGTAAAGAAACATCTTTGTCCATTAGACATTGTTAATGTTAGATCATCTATCCACTTCCATTTTTTAGTTCCTAAAAATTCTCCATAGTCTTTTAAAAATTCTCTACTCATTCCATACTTTAATGCTCTTCTATAAACTAAACTAGAATGATTTGAATCTACTTCAACCATTTTTGGAAATATAGATTCTAATTCTTTAATATATCTTCTTGATGCTTTTAATTCGTGTCCTGCTGAATATAAATCAGGATCGTGCATATGCATATTGATTGCGTGAAAATCTAATAGATCGCCAATATTAACTATGTAGTCAGGTTTAAATTCTTTTTTAATTGCTTTAAGGAAAGCGAAACTGTCTTTGTGATGATAAGGTATATGTAAATCAGATATAACTAATATGGATTTATACATAAATCATATTGTTTTTACTGCGTGGGTTCTGTTGGTGGTGCAGGTGGTGTTGCTCCATTAGCTGGACCTCCCATAGCACCTTGGGCTTGGTTCATCATTTGTTGCATTTGACCTGCCGCTATTGCCATTTCCTCTTGTGATCTAATTAATTCTTCAGGTATTCCTAATTTCTTAGCAACATATTTAGCTACTTCATCTTGTTTAACTAATATGTTTAATAATTGTGGTCCTACTCTTGCTTGAACCATTCCTAAAAATCTATCTACTGTTGCTACATCTTGTTGATGTTGTGCTTGTGCTAATGGAGAAGAAGATTTAATTTTAATTTCTCTACCATTAACTACTGGGATTTTAATTCTTCCTTGTTTTTTTAATATATAAATTATTCTTTGTAGTACTGGATTAACTAATTCAGCTTGTAATCTTCCGAATGCAGAACCAATTTGTCTTGAAAGGTCAGCCATTCTTTCTGCTACTTCTGTTGCAGACATAGGAGTTTTTTCATTCGGTACTCCTAACATTTCATTGTATAATGCTTTTTTAATATTAGTTCTCATATCTCTTAAAACTAAATCGCTTACATTAAAATTTCCTGCTGGTGCGATTGGTTGAAGTCCTGATGATCCAGCCGCTTTCGGAATGATTGTCCCCGGAATCAAAGAAATATTATCGACATTAATAACTCCATCATCTTCTACTTGGTACATTCCTGAGATGGACATTTGTGCATTTTCTAAAATTAATTCTATAACTAAGTTAGAAGTTTTAATTGCAGGTAACGCTAATTGTAATGGTCCTCTTCCGTAAACTTCTCCTGCAACTTTAGACCATCTATAAACTATGTATGGATTTGATCCTAAACCTTTAAATGTTTGATCGAATATTTTGTGTTCATACATTGGAGCAATTACGCAGAAATGATGTTCATCTTCTTTTGTATTGGAATAATTTTTATAAACCATTTCCACTACTTCGCATTCGTGGTCTGGGTTTTTTTCCATATCCATTATCATTTTTTCTGATAACTTTCCGTCAGGATATGCAATTAATATTTCTTTAAATCTGATTGTTCTTTTTCTGTAGATATGATCTATCCTATCATCGTGTCCTGAATCTAAAACTACTTGTGGTAATGGTATTGCTTTGAATCTAATTGGTTGTACTGCATCTCCCTCTTCAACTAATAAACATCCAGTACCTAAAGCTATATCTAAAAATGTTTCGTGTACTTCTTGAGAGAAGTTTGAGTTCTGTAAAATTTCAAATACATATTCTGTTACTTGATCTAAATTAAGATTAACTTCTTTTTGTTGTTCTTTTGGAATTTCTGTACCTGCAACTAAGTCAGCCCATCTTGCATAGTTAGGAACAATACCAGCTTGTAATCTTGATGCAAATTCTTGAACACCAACTACTGCTGTTTCATCAAAGATTCTATCTGATCTTCTTCTACCAATAGACTCAGTATAAAAACTTTCTCTTTGAGGTAAAGCAAACTCATAACATTCCTCGAATGTTGGTAACCACATATCTTTAATAGCTTTAGCGTGGTTATATCGAGTAAGTAATTGTCTTACACCTCCATCATTTGGATTCACATCCAACTGTGGTTTAACTTCTACTACCATAATATTATGCTCCTAAAGTTTGATTACTCATCAAGCTAGATGCAATTTCATATCCCATTCCGCCTCTTCTTCCAGTTAGAAGTGATCTTCTTCCTCTTCTACCTTGGTAAGCCGCAACTCTTTCTTCGTACTGAGCTTGTTTGTTTTTCGTTTTCTCAGCTTGTTGTTCGTTACGAAGTCTTTGTCGCTGTTGCCTCACACTTTCCTCTTCAGGTGGTGGTGGTGGAGGAGCAGGTATTTTAGGTTTAAATGGACCAGCACACATACTTAGTTTCTCCTTTCATATACAGATTTTGGTTTAACATCAAAAACATTATAATTTCTCTTTGCTACTACTGGTTTACTAATTTTTTTGCCCATTGTCAAAGTTCTTCCCTCTCCTGCACCCAATAATAAATATTGAAGAGCATCGTGTATATGGGAGAACCTGTTTTTATTGGGCTTTTCATCATATCGTTCTCCTGATACCTGAAGTCTTCTATAGTGATAACCACCTGTAAATCCTTTAATTAAATTGTTACACTTGGGATCAATTAACATTCCACTATCTCCATCAACCATTCTTGATAAAACAGTAGTAACTGATTCCAAACGAAGAGTTACATCATTTGATGGTGCAGGTCTAGCAATAATTCCATTACCTCTTAAGATTTGAAAAGGTGTACTTTCATCTGTTTGTACTCTATGATCCCCTGCTGGATCGCCATATATATAAAAATCTCTAGGAAGATAGGTTGCCATATGTTGTTTCATAAGTTTTGAAAATTTAACAATACCCATATCTTCAGCAACTAATTCATCAATAATAACCCATCGACCTCTTATTCTTTGTGCAAAGATACAAGCTGGTGTTAATCCAAAGTCTAATCCCATAAATATAGGAACACCTTTAGCTACAGCAACATCTCCTTTTGCTATATGAACATCTGATCTAAAGGATTCATAAACTGGTTTACCATCTTCTATTTGTCCTAGTTTATTTAAAATATAGACATCTATCCAAGATTTAGTTTTACCTTGAATAATATTTTTATAATACATTGGTGTTAGGTTCTTTTGATTCTCAGCTTCTTTATTAAATTCATATCCCTCTATTTCATTTTCTTTATTTCGATTTTCAAACATAGCAGGAGGTTGATTATAGAACTTCCAGTTAGCAGGTTTAATTAACATCTTAGCTTCTTGTTTTGTAATGTAATCAGGAATGATTGTTTCTCCTGCAAGGATAGCCCACCAATGATCTGAGTCAGGAGGATTGGTATCTGCTATAACTCCATACCAAGATGCTCCACCCTCTCTCATACTTGGAAAACGACCTACCCTCATTGAACAAGCATCAACAATAGACTTGGGTATTTCTCTTGCTTCATTAATCCATACTCCAGTTAATTCTAATGATAATAATTTTTTAACATCTTCAGGTCTATCTAATGCTAAGAAGATAACTTCTAATTCAATATCTCCTTTGGATATTCTATGAGTATAAGGAACAGACCAAATAAACGGACCCCACTCTTGTTCAGGAAACCAATCAAGCCAAGTCTTAATGGTTGTTGTTTTTAATTGTGGATTAGTATTTCTAATGACAGCCCATCTCGATTTTCTTTTACCATCTTCTGATGGCTTTTGAGATATGGCTCTTCTAATAATTTCTATGCAACAAGCAACAGATTTACCTGAACCTACTGGTCCTCTTAATCCTCTAAAGAAACTTACATCCTTTAAAAAATTTTTTAGAACCTGTCCATCAGGTTTATAAGTTAGTGATCCCATAATCTACTGCCAGTTTGTGCAACTTCTCTAATGTTTCAGGAGAAATTGTTTCTAATATCCTATCTGCTTCCTTATCTGTTTTCTTTTCAGTAGGATAATGTTTCATATGTACATTCTTAACGACAGTACGCAAGGTTTTAATTTCCTGCAAAGAATACTTAGTAAAGATATTCATCTTCTTAATTCTTTTTCTAATTTTAAAACTTGAGCTTTGTACTGATCTAATTCTTTAAGTAGATCGCCTACATACTTTCTATGATAAGAATTGATTTCTTTTAATTCGTTGATTTGAATAGCTTGTGTTTCTATCTTTTGTGTTAAATCTAATGGACCACGATCTTCTGTCATACTTCCCATTGATTTAGTATTTGTTCTTTTGCCATCCTTTCGGCTTCTTCTTCGCTATGCCCTTTGAGGATTTTGACTTGCTTGTATTGCTCGATGGCTTTTTCTTGCCTAGACTTTTTATCCTTGTTCTCATTCGCCACCATCTTCTTTGCTCTCATCTGATTTGCTTTCATCATTTGAGATGCTTTCGAAGACTTGCTGTTCTTGGTAACTTCTTTTTCTGATTTTTCTTGATTCTTCATAATTCCTCCTTGAATCATTTCTTCCACTAGGCGTGTCTGCTTTAGGTACGAACTTCATTGTTTCTCCTCTTCTTTCATTTCTTCATATGTTGCTCTTGAACCTACAGGAACTGAAATTTTTTTCAAGAGGTCTATATCATCCTTTGCCTCAACCAATTTCTTTTCCTGCAATTCGGAATCATCCCTCCTCCAAATAAGCACAAGATACTTCACGATAAGTTGATAACATAAGTAGAACGAATGTTAAAGAACTATATTGCGTGTATAACCCCACCTCGCTGAGAGAGAATCGAGTTTTTAACCCCACCCAAGAGTTAAAAACCGATAGACGCTGAGATTTTCTAGGACAAGTCGATGTTAATGTGAAAATCTCCACCGACTAAGTGTTGGTGTTTCTCAGGTGCTTTGAATCCAGCCCTGTCGAGTATGTCCTTACTAGCTTCAAGCTGTACATACTCGGACCTAGCACCCTGAGAAAGCGTCAGAAGTTTCGCTGATGCTTTAGCAGAATGAATACCAAGAGATCGCTGTATCTCTTGTGCCATATACTGTTGTACTTCAGGTTTTCGTAGCATCCTTGATGCACTCACACGAGCAGAATTACCCTTGTAACCTGCGAGTTTTGATGCTTCTGTGATGGTACAACCTGAAGATACCAGCGTATCTACTAACAGCTTTGCTTTACCTGTTAGCTGTACTCTCTTGGTATTCATATTATCAGTTAGTGCTAATCTTTTATTCTGCATACTCTAAGTATAACTATACCTCTAAGAAGTTAGTTTATTAGAGTATAGACGCATCCATCTTTTGTGTCAAGCCACCGAAACACAGACAACATATAGTATCGTATTTCAGTCGCTTTACTAGATGTTTGTTCACTACCTCTTCTATGGTTGAATTAAACTTCACGCCTAACCTAGCCGATTACAAATCATAATTGCAACAATTAAATTGGCTCCCCCTAAACTCGAGGTAACCCCCAATTTAACTGTTACCCTCGTTCCTCGGTGCAATTTGATTTGTTGAATCGTCAAAGCAGGTTGGCGTTTGTTTAATAAATCAACCATAGGAGGTAGAAAATGACAAACATAGTAAAACCAGTAACTGAAATACTAGATACAATGATTGATCTAGGTGTTTCGGATAAAACAAAAGATGGTGCTTATACTTTAGATAAAGGTTTTTTATCGAAGATGATAGGTATCACGAAGAGTATGCAGAAACAATCAGTAGAGTTTAAAGCAAAACTAACTGATAATCTTGACTATGCAACTCGTCAGTATGAACAGAATAAAGATGTTCAGAATGATGAGAAGATGCAAAGTCTTCAAGAAGATTTAAAGAAAGTGATTGAAGTACAATTACCTTTCTATCAAAATCTTCAAAGAACATTAGAGGCACTTTATAAGTCTAGATTTAATCAGACTTATGGCTCTAATTTCAAGATGCCTGTATATAATATGCCAGTAAAAGATCAATCACAGGCATATAAAGATGCTGTTGTAATTTTGCAACAAGCAAGAAAAAGAGTAGTTATCGCATAAGTGTTGCATAATTACAACAATCTAGCGATTGGATTTATCTGATCGCTAGATGAAGAACTTAAATCAAGTATCATACTAAAGCGAAACTTTGGTTGAAATGATACTTGACTTAGGTAGAACAAAACTATAACAATACAACTAGGGAGGACAAGAGTATGATTATATATAAAGGTAAAGCCAAGCATTACGATATGTGTGCTTTCAGGAAAGCAATAGCCAATGAGTTTGGCATTATTGTATCAAGAGAAACAACAATAGCTGAGATTGATTCATTAATAACAGACAAGAAAACTCGATTGAATCTTGTCGTTAAAAAACTGAATCAATTTGGAAATCAATTAGAATATAGGAGGAAGTATGACTAATATATTTCCTGAAACAGATGCAGTAGCTGATGCAATAGATGAAAAATCTATCTATGATTTAGAACAAGAGATGATTGTTTTCAATACTCAGCTTACATATTGGGAGGGATTA